AGTAGCCAACTCGCGTCAATACGGTTCAACAATCTCAGATATCCGCCTCAATTGTCGGTCTATAGCAGGTATTGGGCTGTTAGTTGATTCAGTTCGTTCTGCAGAATTTAAACGCATTTTCATTCTTAGACCTACAATTGCAGGCGTTAAGACAACTACGCTGGGGAATGCTAACCTTGGCGAAGCGACTGATACCCAGCGATGCGTGTTTGACCGCATTCAGGTGCGCACAATTGATAACGCTTCAACGCAGCCAGCGCATGGTTTCTGGCTAACGTCCCATGCGCCAGCTTTGTCTGACTCAAACACGTCGCTTAACCTGTTTTCGCAATGTGATCTTCAGATGTGGGGAGGATCTGGCGGTGGTTACGGGTTGTTTATTGAAGACGGCGACAACAACACTTTTGTTAATTTGCGTATTTTTAGAGTTAACACAACAGTTGAAGCTGTTCGCATAGTTGGTAACACTTATTGCGATGCCAACCATTTTTGGAATTTGTCTGCTGGCGGCGCTAATAGTATTGTTATTCGGGGCACAGCCAGCGGCTTTCCTATTAACCCTACAAAAAATAGTTTTTGGGTTGTTGATGTTAACAACGGTACTCAATACCCAACAATAGACAACGGTGTAGAATTTATCTGGCAAGCTGACGACGGCCCGTTTGTAAAACTTCCGGCGTTTCAAATGGCAGTGGGCGACAGTATTGCCTCCGCTAACGCTGCAAGAGCAGCTCTTTCAACAACCAGCCTTCGCGTTGCAAACACTTCCCAAAACCACATTGTCCTGACAGACGGAACAAATGTCTGGGTTTTTCGTTTAACATCAACAACGTGCTCAATTGAACGAGTTGCTGGCACGGCAAAATTCAACTTGCCTGACGTAACTCTATTACAAATAAACGGACAGGATGTATCGCTTGGTGCTGCTGATAGCGGCGGCGTTGGTTTTAAACTTCTTCGCATTCCTAATTGAGGAGGCCGTCATGGCTATTTACGTTGATATAAGCCGCGGCGCTCTGGTTGTTTCTAACCTGTATTGCCGGGTCAAACTCATTGGAGGCGGCAAGGCTTCCGCGCACTATGCAATCGAACTGCTTACCGCCCAGAATGGTGAGAACGTCAACATTCTGGATATTACGCAGACGCACTACACGTTTGCCGATCGCGATGGCGCAGCGTCCTTCGACGTAACTCAAGCGCCGTGGGCGCAGGCGTATGCGGATTTCAAAGACAGATACAGCAAGGGTCTGTTGACCTGGTGCAGCGCGATGCGCGAGGAAAATGGATCGGAGGTTTAACATGCCCCTTAAAAAAGGCTCTTCCCAGAAAACCATCAGCGCCAACATCCGCACCGAAATAAAGGCAGGCCGCCCGCAGAAACAGGCAATCGCCATTGCCCTTAAAAAGGCGGGCAAATCTAAAAAAGGTAAATGATATGGCTAAAAAACCGGGCCTCTACGCTAACATCCATGCTAAACGCGAGCGCATAGCTGCTGGCAGCGGCGAAAAAATGCGCAAGCCTGGAACTAAAGGTGCGCCTACATCAAACGCTTTCCGGCAAAGCGCCAAGACCGCAAAGAAGAAATAGATGGCTAAAAAGTCTGTTTCCTTGTCTGTTGGCCGCGGCGAGAAGCAGTCGGTTAAAGAAGGCGCGGGCCTGACAGCTAAAGGCCGCGCCAAATACAACCGCGAGACCGGCAGCAACCTTAAGGCTCCTGCGCCTAACCCCAAAACCAAAGCGGACGCCGGCCGCAAAGCCAGCTTCTGTGCGCGCATGGGCGGCGTCGTAGCCAAAAGCAAAAACGCTGAACGGGCTAAAGCTAGTATGCGCCGGTGGAAATGTTAACTGACAGGTAAACTATGGCGAACGTAAAAATATCCGAACTTCCCGGCGCTACCACGCCTCTGACTGGCGCGGAACTTGTGCCTGTCGTTCAGGCCGGCGTAACTGAACAAACTACGGTTAATGACATTCGCTCTGCTTCGTCTAAAGCAGACGTTATTACCGCTACAGCCAGCCAAACGCTGTTTAATCTTACTGGCACATACGCTGTAGGATCTAATGTTTTGCAGGTGTTTGTAAACGGCCTGTTATTAATTAAGACACAAGACTACACCGAAACATCCTCGTCCTCGGTTACGTTTACCAGCGGTTTGACAGCCGGCGACCAAGCGGTGTTTCGGTATTGACGATACGACACGTTCTGTATTAGCTAACCCAACGTACTGGTGCGTTCACCAGGTGACTAACGAGGACTAACATGGAAGAGGAAGCGGTTGCGCCCGCGCCGGAACAGGATGCCACGGCGGTTCCTGAACCAGTTGAAACGACGCCGGAAGTTCAGGCCAAGACCTTCACTCAGGAAGAGCTTGACCAGATTATTGCTAAACGACTTGCAAGAGAGCAGCGTAAATGGGAGCGCGAACAACGCGCTGCGGTTGCGCCGCCCAGACCTGTTGAGCCTCCACAGAACGTGGAAACTGTAGACGATGCAAGGGCTTACGCCGAAGCATTGGCCGAACAGAAGGCCCAAGAGTTGCTGGCGCGACGTGAACAAAGCCAGGTTCTCGAATCCTATTACGAACGCGAGGAAGATGCGCGGGCTAAGTACGACGACTTTGAACAGGTCGCGTATAACCCCAAGCTGGCTGTTACAGAAGTAATGGCCCAGACTATTCAGCTGTCGGATATTGGCCCAGATCTGATTTATCATTTGGGAACTAATCCGAAGGAAGCTGAGCGTATTGCCCGTATGCCGCCCGTCTTGCAGGCAAAGGAAATAGGGAAGCTGGAAGCCAAACTGGCGTCCAACCCCCCGGCTAAACGTACTTCAACCGCCCCCGCGCCTATTGCACCTGTAACCGCACGCTCAACGACTGGTGGTAACTACGACACGACCGATCCAAGATCCGTTAAGACCATGTCTACGTCTGAATGGATTGAAGCCGAACGGCAGAGGCAAGTCAGGAAGTGGGAGGCACAGCGCAACCGATAAGGAGTTAAATCCGTGGCTAACTCACTCTTAACTATTGATATGATTACGAGAAAGGCTCTGGAAATTCTGGAGAACAATCTCGTAATTACCCGCAACATCAACCGTCAGTACGACGACAGCTTTGCGGTCACCGGAGCCAAAATTGGCTCTACCCTTCGCATCCGTCTGCCCGACCGCGCGCTTGTCACCGATGGCGCGGCCCTTCAGGTGCAAGATGACAACGAACAGTTCACAACCCTGACCGTTGCCAGCCAGAAGCATATCGGCGTCAACTTTACCTCCGCCGAAATGACCATGCAGCTCGATGATTTCGCAGAGCGCGTTCTCAAGCCTCGCGTGTCTCAGCTGGCTTCCAGCATTGACGCGGACGTCGCTAACTCGTTCAAGTCGATCTTTAATACGGTCGGCACGCCCGGCACTACGCCGGCCACCTCGCTAGTCCTTCTCCAGGCTCAGCAGAAGCTGAACGAAAACGCTGCTCTCATGTCCCCGCGCTACGCAACCGTTAACCCGGCTGCTAACGCCAACCTCGTTGAAGGCATGAAGGGCCTTTTCAACCCGGTCGATACCGTCTCGCGTCAGTTCAAAAACGGACTGATGGGCACGGGCGTACTGGGCTATGAAGAGATCAACATGTCCCAATCCATCAAGCAGTTCACGACCGGGTCGCGTACCGGCACGATTACTGTCGATGGCACGATGTCTACTCAGGGCTCCAGCACGATCACCCTGAACGGCACGACCGGCAACACGCTGGCCGTGGGCGACGTGTTCACCATTGCTAACGTGTTTGCGGTTAACCCGCAGACCCGCGAGTCCACCGGCTCGCTCCAGCAGTTTGTTGTCACGGCGGCTAACACCGCTGCGGCCAGCAAATTTACAAACGTCAGCATCAGCCCTTCGATTTACACGGCGTCTCATGCGCTTGCGACGGTTGATGCGTTCCCGGTCAACCTTGCGGCCGTCACGTTTGTTGGCTCTGCTTCCACGCAGTACCCGCAGAACCTGATCTACCATAAGGACGCCATCACGATGGCCACCGCAGACCTTCTCATGCCGCAGGGCGTGGATATGGCCTCGCGTCAGGTCCACAATGGCATCAGCATGAGGATCGTGCGCCAGTACGACATCAACAACGACAGGATGCCCTGCCGTATTGACGTCCTTTATGGCTACTCGGTCATTCGTCCGCAGATGGCCTGCCGCCTCTGGGGTTAATGGATCAGGATAGGAGAAACAGACATGTCACTTCCCAATGGTGCAAGTGGTTACCAGGTTGGCGATGGCAACCTTAGCCAACTCGCGTTCTACAACTCAGCTGCTCCTGATGCGCTTACCGGCGCGTCCGTGACGATCACCGCGGCCAACCTGGCCAAAGGTCTTTGCACGATGGACCCCGGCAGCACGTCCGCGGGAACCTATGTGTTCCCTACCGGCGCGCTTCTCGACGCTGCGTTTGAAAGCCTTAAAGTCGGCTCGACGTTTGACTGCGCGTTTGTCAACCTTGGCGACGACGCTGGCAACGACGTGACGTTTACTGCTGGCACAGGCAACACGCTTGTAGGCAACGACGTCATTCAGGACGCGCTGACCAAGACCAACAATACGTCGGGCATCTTTCGCTGGCGTAAGACGGGCGACGCGGCCTATACAATCTACCGCATCGCGTAAGCAACCGACCCCGGCGTAACTGCCGGGGTCAACCATAAGGAGGGGCTCATGCCCAATAATAAACCTGTTGGCGTTGCTTATTCAGATCCGGAGCTTGTCGCTGGTACGACAATTACCGGGGCCACCATAAGCGGCGCTATCGTCAGCGGCCCGGTTACGACCGTTGCCGCAGCCGGCACGGACAACACAAACGCGGGCGCTGTTCCAGTTGCTTCGTACATCTGCGTTGTCACGGCTGGCGATGGAACCAAAGGCGTTATTCTTCCCGCGATGGTAGACGGTCAAACCATCAAGATTAAGAACAACGCCGCGGCAGTTATGAAAGTCTACCCGTTCTCGGGCGCGGCAATCAACGGACTGACGGCAACAACTGGCTCCCTTAACATGGCGGCCAACACAATCGCCGACTTTACCCGCACGTCGTCTACGCAGATCTACTCAACGCCGCTTCTGCCATCTTAATGATTGACTTGAGGCAGCTATAAACTGCCTCAAGTTATCCTACTGGAGAGATTTGTGGCTGTTATTTATCTCAGGCACGACACGCATGGCTGCAAAGTCGCCACTTCAGACGCAGAGGCGGCGTACGACCGGCAGCATGGCTGGTACGAGTTTGACCCTAACGAGACTGATGACACACCTGCGCCGGCAGTGGTAAATGAACTGGTTCCGAAACGGCGTTCTCGGAGGTCGGAACAACCGGAGGCGTAAGCTATGACAACGGCTGGCGAGATTATCAACGGCTCGCTCAGACTAATCGGCCAGCTGGCAGAGGGTGAAGTACCGTCATCAGAGACGGCTAACGACGCCCTTGTAGCTATGAACCAGATGATTGAGAGCTGGAATACCGAACGGCTTTCGGTCTATTCGACACAAGACCAAGTCTTCCTCTGGCCGCCCAGCACGGTCAGCCGGACGCTTGGCCCGACAGGTGACTTTGTCGGTTTGCGCCCTGTGGCGCTGGACACCGCGACGTATTTCCGCGACCCATCTACCAACGTCTCCTACGGCCTCAACATGATTAACCAGCAGCAGTACAATGGTATTGCTGTTAAGACCGTCACCTCTACCTACCCGCAAGTCATGTGGGTCAACATGACTAACCCAGATATCGAGATGTATATCTACCCGGTAGCCACGCGGCTGCTGGAGTTTCACTTTGTGTCGGTTGAGGAACTGACCCGCCCGGCAACGCTCGCCACAACGCTGGCCTTTCCGACCGGCTACCTGCGGGCGTTTCGCTACAACCTGGCCTGCGAGTTTGCCCCTGAGTTTGGCGTTGAGCCCAGCCCCCAGGTGCAGCGCATCGCCATGACGTCTAAACGCAACCTCAAGCGCATCAATAACCCGGACGACGTGATGGCCGTCCCCTACTCGATGATTGCTACCCGCCGCTGGCCGCAATTCAACGTCTACACCGGTATGTAAATGCAGTCCCCGATCCTTGGCGGCACATATCTGGCGCGTAGCCCCAACGCAGCAGCTAACCGTCTGGTCAACCTGTTTCCCGAATCGGTAACAGACGGCCAGACCGCCGGCTTCTTCATGCGCTGTCCCGGCCTGCGCCTGCTCCGCAACATAGGCACGGGGCCTATCCGCGGGCTCTGGACGTTCTCAGATAAAGGCAGCTTCTACGTTGTTTCAGGCGACAGCCTTTACCGTATGACGACGGCTACGGGTGCGCCTGTGCTGATAGGCACCGTTACCGGCACTGGTCCGGTCAGCATGGCGGACAACGGCACGCAGCTGTTCATAGCCTGCAACCCGGACGGCTTTATCTACAACCAGGCAACCAACACCTTCTCACAGATCACAGACCCTGACTTCCCCGGCGCGGTCACGGTCAGCTACATCAGCAACTACTTTCTCTTTAACCAGCCCAACAGCCAGCAACTGTGGGTCACTGAGCTGCTGGACGGCACGTCTGTCTTGCCGTTTGATTTTACCAGCGCCGATGGCAACCCGGACGGCGTACAGGCCGTCAATGTGGACCACCGCGAGGCGTGGGTATTTGGCAACAACTCGATTGAGGTTTGGTACGACGCCGGCCTGCCAGACTTCCCGCTCGCGCGCATACAGGGCGCGTATCTGGAGATCGGTCTGGCGTCGCCCTACGCGGTTTGCAAGCAGGACAACACGCTGTTCTGGCTCAGCCAGGACGACCGTGGGCAGGGCATCATCTTCCGCGCTAACGGCTACTCGCCTCAGCGCGTTTCAACACATTCAATCGAATGGCAGATCCAGCAGTACCCGACGCTGTCAGACGCTATCTTCTACAGCTACCAGCAAGACGGTCATGCGTTCGTTGTCTGCATCTTCCCCTCCGGCAACGCCACATGGGTCTATGATGTTGCTACCAACCTGTGGCACGAACGAGCGGCGTGGAATGAAACTGAATACGCGCGTCATCGCAGTAATTGCCAGTGCAACTTTAATGGCACAATTGTTGTAGGTGATTACGAAAACGGCAACATTTACGCTTTTGACCTCGACGTCTACAGCGACAACGGCGCGACGCAGCGCTGGCTGCGGTCATGGCGCGCTTTGCCGCCCAACAGCAACAATCTTAACCGCACCGCCCATCATGGCCTCCAGCTGGCGTTTGAGTCGGGCGTAGGACTTAGCGGCTATGACTTCTATGACGCGCTTAATCTGCTTGCTACAGAAGATGACAACTTGTTAGTAACGGAAAACGGTGACGGCATATTTATCAGCCAGCAAACCGTGCAGGGAGCCAAGCCGCGCGTCAGCCTGCGCTGGTCGGACGATGGCGGCCATACCTGGAGCAACTATCACATTGGCTACCTTGGCCGCATAGGCCAGACCGGCGCTCGCGTGATATGGCGGCGTCTGGGCATGACGCTCAAGCTCCGCGACCGCGTCTATGAGGTGACAGGCACAGACCCGGTCAAAATTGCTATCATGGGGGCGGAGCTAGACGTTACGCCAACGGCCGCCTGATGCCGTACACCAACGTCACCCGGCTACCTGCCCAGCGCGTCCCTCTGGTCGATGAGAAGATGCCGGGGCTGGTCTCGCGTGACTGGTACAGGTTTTTTCAGAAACTGTTTGAACTGACCGGAGCTGGGTCGGACGCCACGACCGTAACGGACATCCAGCTTGGTCCTATTAACGACGCCAGCTCTGCCCTGCCCGAGATCACTTCTGAGTTGCAGGCGCTACAGCTTAGCCCTAAAATCACGCCGCACGGCAATCCTTTACGGTACGGTTCGTTCCTATGTACAACCGACCAGACCGCGGCCGTAGCTAATACTGCATACGACATACCGTTTGCTACTGTGCGGTTCTCGCTGGGCGTTTACCAGCCCGTAGCTAACACCAAAATTACCGTAGACCGTCCGGGGCTTTACCTGTTTGACCTGACCACGCACATGGGCAGGACCAGCGGCAACGGCAACGTGTTTGTATGGGTTGCCGTTAACGGAACTAACGTAGCTAACAGCGCCTCGCAGTCCGACGTCAACAGTTCCCACGCTAATACTAGTGTAACACGCTGTTTTATGCTAACTTTGAACGCAAACGATTATGTCGAAGTAAAATGGTCTACATCTAACACGGGCTTGTTTCTTGACGCTGTCGCAGCGGTATCTCCAGTACCTGCTATCCCTGCGGCTATTCTAAACGTCTCACGCATAGGTGATTTATGAGCGCCACACTGTCGCCCGTAGCGAAAATGCAGTTTTTCAAAGCCGACGGCGAGCCGCTGGTTGGCGGCCTGCTGTACACCTACGACGCCGGCACGCTGACGCCCAAGACCAGCTACGTTGATTCCGGCGGCGTGCAGGCCAACACCAACCCGGTAGTCATGAATAGCCGGGGCGAATGCAACCTCTGGCTGGCCCCAGGCGGGGCGTACAAGCTCGCCCTGCATGATGAGCTTAACACGCTGATCTGGACCGTAGATAACGTCGTGGGCCTTGGCACGTTGGCCCAGCAGAACGCCAGCAACGTCAACATTACCGGCGGCACCATCGGCGCGGGCGTCACCCTTAACGCTACGGTCAACGTCGCAGCCGGCAACATCATCGGCGCTGTCGCCATCGCCAACGGCGGTACGGGCTCGACCACCGCCTCCGCCGCCCGCACAGCGCTGGGCGTAGCGGCCTCCGGGGCTAACACCGACATTACCTCGCTGGCCAGCACGACGACGGTCAACAGCGAGGTTCTTGGCTACCGCGGCGTGCCGGCTAACGCCAAGACAAGCGCGTACCAGATCACCGCTGACGATAACGGCAAGAGCATCGACATCACCACGGGCGGCGTAACTATCCCCGCTAACAGCGCCCTTGCCCTGCCTGTGGGATTTATCTTTACGATCTACAATAACAGCTCTGGCAACCAGACAATCGCCATCACAACGGACACCATGTATCTCGCCGGCACGGCCACGACCGGCTCGCGCACGCTGGCGCAGCGCGGCGTCTTTGGCGCGCGTAAGGTGGCCTCTACGACATGGGTCTGCTGGGGAGCGGGGGTCACCTGATGTCTGGCATTCTTGCCATGGTAACGATGTCAGGCGGCGTGGTCTCGCCGTCTACAATCGTGCTTAACAATGCGTCTGTGTACGCGATAGCCGTGTGGCCTAGCACCGCGGACGCAGGCGTCACCGTAGACAGCGACGGCTATTTTTACTTTATCGAAAACGGCGCGTCTACGCAGCTGTTCCAGTGGTGTACCCCTGCGGCTAACGCCAACCTGTTCGAGGCGTACGCGACGCTGATTGACGGCAGCGGCGGCCTGACGTCCGGTACGCTGGATACCTGGCTGACGCTAGGCACTGACCGGTCATGGACCGTTCAACGCTTGGGCGTAGGAACGGCTTATTCGTTTATTAACATAGGTATCCGCGCTATCGCGGGAGGCGAAATTCTCGCCTCAGCGACGTATGACCTGTACGCTATGGTGGAATCATAATGTCAGTCTCAGCTATTGTCCTCATACCTTCCAAGACCGCTGAAACGACGCAAACGACACAGTACACGTCGTCTAACGTGACCACCATAATTGACAAGATTACGGCTACTAACTATGGTGTTATTGCAACTACAGTCAGCGTCAACCTCATCAATCCAAGCGGATCTGCCGGGGCGGACAACCTGATTACGGTTAACAAGACGCTTCAGGCGGCGGAGACGTACACATTCCCCGAGATAGTGGGGCATGTGCTGGCTCCCGGTGGTTCTATCTCTACTATCGTCGGCGCGCCGCTGGCTGTCAGCCTGCGCGCCAGTGGGAGGCAGATCACATGAGCCATGATCTTGTCGGCTTTGTAACCGTCACCCCGGCTGAGATACCGCCGGAGGAGTTCCGTCAGAACATCATGGCGTTGCAGGACACCATGATGAGCATGACGGACGACCAGATTGAGCTGCCGCTCAAGCATCACTTCGCGCCGGGCGCGTACGCCCGCGAATGCTTCGTGCCGGCCGGCTCGACCGTCGTTGGCAAGATCCACCGCCACGCGCACATCAACATCATCAGCCGCGGGCATGGCGTCGTCGCCACTGAGTTTGGCCGGATGGAATATGACGCACGTCAGGGGCCGTACACGTTTACGTCGCTGCCCGGCACCAAGCGCGCCGTCCATGCGCTGTCGGACACCATCTGGACCACCTTCCACGTCACGGAAGCGACGACGCCGGAAGCAGCGGAAATAGACGTCATTGTTCCCAGCTATGAAGCGCTGGAAGCAGAAAAGCCGCCGGTACAACTTGAGTTTGAGGGGTTTAACTAATGGCTTGGGCAGCAGTAGCTCTTGGGGCTAACGCAATAGGCGGACTTCTTGGCGCTAGTTCAGCTAAGAAAGCCGCCAAGGCGCAAACGCAGGCGTCGCGTGAAGCGATGCAGATGCAGGAGCGCATGTTTAACCAGCAGATGGCCTTGCAGGAGCCGTTCCGGCAGGCCGGTCTGACAGGCCAGAACGAGTACATGCGCCTTCTGGGTCTGGGCGGCGATCCCATGTCGCAAGGCTATGGTAGCCTGCGGTCAGGGTTCATGCCTGAGAACTACATGGAGCAGATGGACCCCGGCTACAGCTTCAGGTTTCAGGAAGGTCTCAAGGCGCTACAGAAATCAGCCGCTGCGCGTGGTGGGTTCCTGTCCGGCAAGACGCTGAAAGACATCACCGGCTACGGCCAGGAGATGGCGTCGCAGGAATACCAGAACGCCTTCAACCGCTACCAGGCCGCACGCGCCGCTACGCTCGATCCGTTCGCCCGGCTTGCAGGTCTGGGCTCGTCGGCATCAGGCGCTATGGCGGACACAGCTGGTAACTACGGCGCGCGTCAGGCGGACCTCATGACTGGCATCGGTAACGCCCGCGCGTCGGGTTACATGGGCTCGGCTAACGCCCTGTCCAACGCGCTCAGCAGCGGGCTCAATACGGCGTATCAGTTTAATATGCTCGACGCTCTTCGACAGCCCATAGCTCCTACCATACCGCCGGCAACCGGATATAACCCTGCAAATAACGCCCCTAACGCTCGAATATCGGCTTTAGCTAAACAATACGGAAGTCCAAACTTTGGGCCGTACGGACCGTAAAGAGATTTAACAATGCCAATTGATCCTCGCATAGCTCTTGGCTTCCAGCCGGT